AAGTAACACAATAAAGTAACACAGTACAAACAAGCGCCAACAGGCACAATGAAAGGACATTAAGATGAACAACACAATCCAGCACACTCAGAAAGTACTCCACGTTGAAAGCGGAGCCGAACTTTTGAAGTTAATTAAGTCAGACTCTCAATTAGCACAGGCAGATGTAATCCGGCTCGTGGAGAAAGCCAACGGATTCTACGCCGCAATTCCATTAGCTGACCTGCTTGACGCAGCCACATCAATTAAGTTGCAGCAAACACCAAAGAAATTAACTTTCGCCGGCCGCGCTAAGCTAAGCTACACCTTTGAGGCCGACCAGCTGAAGAACCTCAATCAGGTTCTCGAGTTCCTTAGCTACTCCCTGCAGGACTCAACAGGAACTTCAAACAGCAATAACAGCTACGAAGGTATAATTGTCTTAGGTGAACTCACCGTGGCCGACGAACATCAGAACTTTCCATTAACTTCCAGTGCCCTACGCCGTAAAGTCATAACAGAGCAGCTTGACTTCCTGCCTTTCGCTATGTTCAATGCAGCCCGTCGCAACCCACTTGACGGTTCTTATCAGAACTTAATTAAGTGGAATTCGGGAATGAGCTTCGAGCAGCAAGCAGCGAGCCCGCTTGGGACTTTGGACTTAATTATGTTGGAATACAGCGAAACCACCTTGCGTGCTGTCTTGCGTCAGCGCCGCTGGGAAGGCTTTGTCTTCTATGACTCAAGTAGCTCTTTCATCCCAAGCAAGCGCACAAGCCGAGTCGCGGCCTTGAAGTTCCCTGTGTTCATTCCGGCTCAAGTAACTTCATTCGCCTACAACTACACAACGAGGGGCCGAATCATAACTCAAGTAACTTGTTGCACTGCCGAAACCGTGCTGCCAGATGGGACTACATTGCCTTCGAAGCGTGTAATCCTCGGCTCTGGAATCGACGACTTAATGCGCAGTAAGCTCGAAGCCGGTTTTCGAGTTGAGCTCTTAATTAAGTGCGAACATGTTAATCGGGATGGCAACTTAATTAAGCCTGTAATCACCAGCAAGACTTACCTAGCTGAAGCTAAGGCAAGTGGTTACGAATAACGATGCTAGCGCATAGCAAGTAACTTCAACAACACAACACCAATAACAACGCAACGCAATTAATAGCAAACGTGGCTTTAGTCACTAGCCACACTGAAAGGACAATTAAGATGACAACAATAACCAGATATTCCAAGCAACAAAAACGGTCAAGTCAAGCAACTTCCAAGTCAAGCAAGTTCACCCAGCGGAAAGCCCTCAGCTGTACCACAAACGTTTCAAATTCCGTCAGACTAGCCGAGGAAGTTAAAGCATACAGGAAAGCTAAGCTGGCCTTTCGCGTCTATGCTTCAATGGGCGATTTTGCCAAGGCACTCAAGGAACTTATGAAACTCAATGAAATCACTTGCTTCTCCGTGCACCCAGAGGGTGCTTGCTTCAGTAAGTACCCAGCTAGATGGACTCAAGGAATGCTCAAGCTGATTCCGGCAAAAGAGTTAATTGACTTTCGGCTCAAACACGGCTCTGAAATCTGCTTCGGGAACCTCAATGTAATTGACTCCCACCTGAAACAGCGGCGCCACAAAGTTGTCTACAACTTAATTGCCTCGGAAAAACTCAAGCTAACTCGAAGGGAGCTTAGCCACTACATTCACGAGTGCCTTGCACAGCAGCCCTATAGCTACCCCCTTTGCTTCTTCTCTGATTGGGGTATTGAAGTTAATTGGGTTGAGCAGAAGCTAGCCAGCTGCAGCGAGGCCGCCGATGCCAATTAAGTTGAAAGAAGTTAAGCGACATATCAAGTTAATTGAGCGTCGCCAAGAACAACCCTTTAAGATAGTTGTAACATTCAGTCGCAATGGACTTATAACGCGGCAGGAAGTTCATTCAGTCAAAGATTTTGTTTACTTATACTTTGACTTGATGTATAATAACAACGGAATAATAAACCTTTACATAGAGGAAACAGACAAAGATGATTAGCTTAAACGAATTACTTAACACACTGCCAGCTGGTGGCCCTGCTGCGCAAGTGCCTAACACATCATTAAATACTGTAGTTAAGCAAGATGAGCCTGTGGCTCCGGCCGCAAAACAGGAAGTCAACTTACTAAGTGCACCACTAAGCGCCGTCCAAGCAGCTCAGGTGTGGTCAACCGACCTCACGGCGCTGGCCAACTTCGAAGACTCGATTGACTATATGAACCGCATTGAAGCGATGCCGCCATTGGCGGACTTAATTGACCTCTACTCCAAGGAAGCGGCCGACGCAGCCCTGCAACTTAACAGTGAGCAAAGCGAACTGTTATCCTTGGTTCACAATGAACTTGGCAAGATAGAAGAGTCCATTGACTTGAAGCAAATTGACACCACAGTAAGTGCTATAATGGAGCGGCTTCAGGAGAATCCCGAGGTTCTGAACTACGTTCAACCTAAGGATATGCGCATCTTAATTAACTCATTCGACCGCTTGTACGCCACGAAGTCGGCAGTTAGTTCAGCACGTAAAGAAAAAGCGGCCGAAAAACGGAGCAACAAAGCTAAGCAACTTGCATTTTTGGAGGACCTAGACAATGAACTCGACATCTAATCAGACACTCAAGCTAAGCGCAGTAGGAGAAAACAACTTAATGGACTATTGTGGCGCCACGCTGATTCCGGTAATTGAGCACCACATAGCAAGCAACCCCGGTGCCCAGCGCCTTTACGTCGAAGTAGCTTTAAGCCACTATTATGCACTCAGCACCATTGACGCGATAAAGCAATATATCAACAAGCACCTAAGCAACTCCGTCAGCTGGCGCATCAAAGCCATTGACTACCACGAGGCCGCTTTCCTGCTCTCACTGTTAATTATGCCGGTTGAAGTCAAGCAAGCTTCAAAGGGAGAAACAAGCTCGATTAAAGCGAAAAGCCAGCTAGCAGAGTACAAGAAAGCAGCAAAGATTGGCACCGCCGGCCCTAAGGCTACCTGTTGGAGATGGTGTAACAAGGTAATTAACATCAATGGCTCATTCGCCACCTTGGAACACAAGCTTCTTACAGCAGTCAACGAGGCCGATGCCGATGGCTTTGTGGCAATTAACTGCACCTGCTTAATTGACCCCGCAATTTGGCCCTCGGCTCCGGAGGCCCAGCCCAAGCTCGAGCGTCAATTTAGAATTGAACTTAATCGAGCGGTCAGAAAAACGCCCCTGAAGTATGCTCGCTTGCAGCTCATCAAGGAGAATCACGTAATCAAATTCTCATTAACTCCGAGAGTTCGTTGGGTCAAGTGCTTGGTTTGCGGCGAATTGAAACCTCAGGAAGAATTCGGGCCGGCTAAGACCATATGTCTTAATTGCCTTGAAATAATGGAGGCTTCTGAATGAGCAACACAAACGAAAGTGAAAGCAAAGCGAGCAATGCGAGCAGAAATGCCATCTCAATTAGCTACTCTTCCTTAGGTAACTTCGGGAGCTGCCCAATGCGATTTGTCCTGACCAAGTGCAGTAACTTCGAAGTGCCACGCCGCAGCTCAGCCGCCTCGCTAATTGGCACTGCTGTCCACGAAGCATTCCAGTTCTACCTCATCACAAGGAACTTAGAAGGAGCGGTCAAGGTGCTAATGTTGAAGTACCCAATTAAGTTGAAGAAAGCGATGCAAGGCAATTACCACTTCTTAACAGCCTACCGCATTTTGAGGGAGCTTGTTAATTGGTTCGAGAACAGCAACTACGACTTACTTTACATCAACGAGAAACCGGCCATTGAGTTCAAGGTTGACACAACATACTTAATTGCACATACCAAAGCCCCTAGAAAAGTTACACTTGACAAAGTCAACTACATTGGGTTCATCGATGCCATCTTCATTGACCGCTCAACCGGAGAAATCATAGTATGCGACATTAAGACTTCGTCAACTACCAGCTCCGAAGAAGAGGAGTTAAGTAAGTATGCCCTGAGCCCGCAAACTGTTGAATACGTAACTAACATATTGAACTTACTTGGGTTCGACCAGCAGGAATCGACCTCGCTTATCTCGAGCATTAAGGTCCTCTACTTAATCTGCCGGCTCAAAGGAACCGAATGCGCAATTAATCCTTTGTTCCTAAGTAAGACTCCAGAGTGCGTTGACAACCTGATGAACGGGCTGCGGCAAGTTGTAAGGTTAATTGAGTCAAACGGCCTAAGCACGGCGGCCTATTACAAAAGCGGCAATTGCGTCAGCTACGGAAACCGGTGCCCGTTTTTCGAGTGGTGTCAATCAGGTGCGGAGTGTCAATTAACTCTTCAACAAGCCGAGGACCCGAGAAAGGCCTACAGCACCAAGAAGATATATAAGGTACTTGGGGTATAACAAGTGGCAAAGCCACATACATTGGATTAATTTAATGAACGAAGTGAGTTAAAATGAAATTGAGTGAATATCTTAATAAGAAACCAGTCATAAAAGTCCTTTGCTTTGGCGAGGGCAAGACCGGTAAGACAACATTTGTTACTGATGTGTTCAACTTAATTGACAAAGGTTACCACATCATCTACATTGACTGCGACAAGTCAATGAACATCATCTTCAACCAAGCGGCCAAGTTCAAGCATCTTGATAAAGTTGACTACTTTCAGCTTAGGGACGAGCAGCACATCACAATCTTGCCATTCGTCAATGCCCTGATAAGCAAGTGCGACTTCTACTATAACCAAGATACTGGAGAGGTGGTCAGCGATGCGCGGCTGCTCAAGAATAGAAGTCAATTTACTTGCATCCACGCAAGCCGCATAGATGAGCATACAATAATAATCCTCGACTCACTTACCAGCTTCGCGGAAAGTATGTTCAATAAGTTAAGGGAGAAGCAGCTGTATGTAATGGGTAGCTTTGACAAGGATAAGCTCTACAACGGTCAAGTACAGCAGTACTACGGAGTGCTCTCAACGGAGTTCTTTGAGTTCCTTGACAGACTTAACAACTTGGCGGCCTCGGTATTCGTGATTTCACATACGAAGACAGTTGAGCGGAAGAATAAGGCCGGTGAGGTAATTGAGCGGAAAATCTACCCGCTGTCAACTACCATCAATACGTCAGAGGCTCTAAGCAAGTACTTCGATGAATGCTTGTACTTCTACTCAAGGGCGGGCAAGTATTATGTTTCAGCTCAAGCAACTTCAGAAGTTTGTGGCATTGGTGGACGGCAGCTCGAGCCCAAAATTTACCAGTCGAGTGAATTAACCCCGAGCATAATCCTCCAGAAGTACAACCATAAACTCGATGAAGCGCCGATTCACGACATCAAGTTAATTGAGTCAGAAACCGGCCCAGAAGCTTCAGGACCAGCAGTGGCACTAACCTCAAACAAACTAACCTTGTAAATTAAGGGGCTCCTGTGAGCCCCGCAATTATGCACTCAATTAAGTGCACCTCAAATAACATTAATATTAACATTAACCTATAAGTAAAGAAAGGAATTTACTATGAGCAATGAAATCAATTTCTTGGACGTCAACTCTAATGAAGTTAAGGAAGTATCCACTAACTTTGTGTGGCCGAAAGGTACCTACGCGCTTAAGTTGGAAGAAGTTAAGCAGGTTGACAATGAAACCAGCAGCCGAATTGTCTTTTACTTCGTAATTGAGGACGTCGCCGATGTTAGCAGCTCAATGGACATCTCCAAGATAATCGGCAAGAAAATGGTTTACAGCCTGCCTATCTTCAACCAGACTCCTGAAGACATTGCCGAAAGTTTGGGCAAAGTAAAATATGCTATCCTGAACTCCGGGGCCAAAAAAGACACTCAAGGAACTTTGATGGACTTAATTAACTCGGCAATCGACCAGGTTACCTGGCACAAGGTTTTCGAGCAGAATGGTAAAGATGGCGTAACCAGAAACCAGATTGACTGGACTGAGTTCAAACCGAAAGCTTAACAGCCACAAAACGAATCAGGTGGGTGGGCTTTGTCCCACCCACTTAACTCCAACCGCATAATTGGATAAGGCAAGATGATTATCTTAAATATCAGCTCACACGATTCAGCTAACCGGATGCTGGGACAGATGCTAATTAACTCTGCCACAAAATTCGGCCTCCCAAAACCCGCCGTCAAAATCCTAACTGGCACTAATCAGGTTACCAAGTTCATTAACAAAGAAGCACTTTTGGGCCTCAAGGAAACCATCTTCATAACAGATGACATTAAGTATGCGAGCAACCATAAGAAGCCGCACTTCTGCCAAGGGGAAGTTACTTCACTCGAGGCCGAAAACAGCTTAGTCATTTACTTGAGTTGCAAAGAGATAAGTAGCTTCTTCAACCCAGCTAGCCGCATTCACTATGAGCACATCTGTGAAAAGGCTGTGTTACTTAACTACCACCTCCTCCCGCAATTCAATTTTATCTATAAGCCAATTTACAGCACGGCCGAACTTCGTACCTTCGTTGAGTGGTTAAACACAAGTGGCGCCCGCGGCGCCGAGTGGCTAATTGGCTGCGACATTGAAACCAGTAACTCACTTATCACCTGCATCTCATACACCCTAATTAACTTGGCAAACCCAAAAGCTCCGCTAAGTTTCTGCGTCGACTTAATTGAGTATGCCTCAGGAAACCGCCTCGGCGAATCCAACATTCAGGTGTACCTTGAGAAGCTTGTCTTACTTAAAATGTTGCACAGCAACACCTCAATTAGGTTCGTTTTCCACAACGGCACCTATGACAACTCGTACTTAATTAAGTATAGCTGCCCAGCTTGGGCCTATAGATGGGACACTCAGTATCTCTTCTACTCAATGCACTCCCTGAGCCGCAAAGCTCTATGGCACGTAAGTAGCTCGGTCAACCCAATGTACAAGTATTGGAAAGAAGAGATTCGAGGAGGTGAGGAAGATGACCTTGATGTTAAGGAAAGCGGAATGCCACATACAGTCGATGGATACAAGCGCTACCTACGCTACTGTGCCCTCGATTCATTCCAGACGCTAACTAACTTGTTTTATATGTTGCAGTTAATTAACTTCCATTACAAGTGGGCGCCCCGAAATTACGGCCAGATTCACCGCTTGAACTTAATCTACATGGAAATGCAATTCCACAGCTTTCCTGTTGACCGCGAGCACTTAACCCAGATTATCCAGGGTAAGTCAATTAAGTCCAACAAGGTAAAAGCGCTCTTCGAATACATTTTCGCCGACGCCCTGCCTAACTTCAACATCAACAGTGTGGTAACGAAGCGGAAAATCTTTTACGACTTACTTAAAGCTACCCCAGTAGGCGGGGCCCTGAGCACGGACGCCGACACTCTCAGCCAGTTAGCTAAGCAGCACCCGTTAATTGAGTGGTTCGCAAATAAGCTCAAGGAATACCAAGAGAACAATAAGTTCGTAATCGACTTTGGGAAGTTACTTAACATCAGTTCAATCGGTTGCAAGCTTAACGCCACGGGCACAATTACCTCGAGAGCCAACGCCAAGGCAACGGACTTCAACAAAGGCCGCAACTTGCAAAACATCACGGCCGAAATTCGAGAAGCTTTCGTGGCGCCGCAGGGCTACTTAATTGCCGACATCGATTACAGCCAAGCAGATACTTATTTCGTAGCCGCTTCAACGGACGAGAAGATGTTTCAGGTAGTTACTGATGACAGAGATACGCACGCGGTTCATGCAAGTCAGGTGTTCGGAATCCCTTACGAGGAGGTGTTGGCACACAAGGGAGATAAGCACAGCGCCCGAAAACTCGTGAAGCCAATTAGCCACGGCGGCAATTACTTCATGACAGCGAGAACGATGTATGCACGACTACTAACGGAAATCGGCACCACGGGACTTCAGCAGATGGCCGAGCGGCTCGGCCTGCCGAAGCCTAAAGTAACAAAGGACTTCATTAAGTTATGCGAAATTGCGCTTCACAGGTACAGGGTGCAGTATCCGAAGTTACTTCACTGGCACTACACCCTCTACGGTGAGCAAACGGCGAATCAAGGACTCATCTCAACTGCCTTCGGGTTTACCACGTGGTTCCCAATTAAGATGGATAAAGAAAAGGTAGATGGAGTTTTGCGCCAGATAGCCGCTTACAAAGGGCAGGGTGGAACGGCGGGCTTAATGAACCGCTTCTTAGTCAACACTTACTTCGAGGGCCGCTCTCAGGAATTTGACTCAATGGAGTATCCTGAATATGGCAAGTTAATGAAGGAAGCTCTGAAAGCCGGCGACTTCATACCTGTGGTTCAGGTGCATGACTCCATTGTCTTCTTCATTCGAGAAAGCAAACTACACCTCTTAGACTCGATTATGAAGCAGATGATGGCGCCAATTAACTACAATGGCCATCAGTTCCACGTACCTGTTGAGTGTGAAGTAGGCCGCTTTTGGTCGAAGCGGTTAATGAGCACATACAAGTTAGGCGACTTCGAAAATTTCGACCTGAGCAAATTACACACTTTAGAAGAAAGGACTTTATAAAATGACAAACATATTGAAAGAAAGATTAGATGATTGTATCAGCACAATACTCAAGTACCCAAATTTATTTGGGGCGGAAATTGACTCATTGAAGTTAATTAGCCAGTATGGCAAAAAGCCGGCCTGGCAAACCCGACCTATTGATGGTCATATGTTTGAGGTTGTCGAATTAACTTTCGGAATCCCAACCACTGAATACGAAGTAAGGCGAATATTCACAGGTGATGAAGTTCCAAACTTACTTGACTTCTACAAACTTCAGCAAGAGTGGACGGAAAAATTCGGCTTGGTCAAGGAAGTTTACCGTTTCGCCAGTGCTGATGATATGCTCAAGATGTGCCAGTACATTAGCCAACGAGGCTTGCGAGGCAGCATAAGCTACTGTTCAGGGGAAGATAATCAAACACCAGCAGTCATCTTAATGGACTTCTACGAATGCCCCGAAGAAATAAAAGCTATCGATAAAACCACTATACTTTGCCACGACTGGATAATGGAGCGCGAATATTTGGACGAGGCAATTAATGAACTTTTAGAAAAGCGCCCTGACTTGACAAATTAAACAAAATGAATTATTATGTAATGGTACCACCAAGCCGGTACATTTGTTTTAACTCAATTAACATAAGAAAGGAAATTAAGATGGCAGAAGTAATTAAGACTGCGGCTCCGATGTGGGCAAAGGACTATGATAGCCTCGTTAAGTTGCTTGAGTCGATTGGCGATGGCACTTACGATAGCCAGACTATTGCTCCTGAGTTGTGCCAGATTCCGCCGCACGTAGCTAAGCTGCTGGCAGCCGAGCTGGTAACTCTTAAACCGGCAGCTGCTTAACTCTTAAAGTTAATGTACGGTAAAGTGCGAGGGCGGCCTTGAGGTTCGCCCTCCATTAAGAAAGGAATATCATTAAGATGCGCATACACAACAAGTTAATTAAGCGCTTCATTGAACTCAACCAATATACAGAAGCTCCGGAGCTTTTCCTTGTATGGAGCTTACTTGGGATAGCATCTGCTTGTGCCGCTCGGGAAGTTTCGTTTCAATTAGGGGATACAACGATTTGGCCCAATCAGATGATACTCTTAGTTGGCAACGCCGGAGTCCGGAAGTCAACGGTGATAAATACAATAAGGCCGCTAATTCCCAGCTATGTTACTTTAGCCCCTAATGAACTTGAGGCCGGAAGTAACGGCTTGGTTCAATTTATGGCCGGTATCACCAATGTTCAGCAGAAGCGCCTCGAGAAGAAGTTACTTAAGTATGAGCACATAGTACCAGAAGATGATATAAGCGACCTGTTAAATTCAGACACAAGTAACATAGAATGTAAAGTAAGAAGCAAAAATTTCAGCACTCCCTTAATCTTAAATAGTGAATTTAGTACATTTGCGGGAACCGGCTCGTTTAAGTTATTCACAACACTGAGCCACTTATGGGACGGTTCAGATTACAATAGGCAAGGAATAGAAATTAAAGAACCCTTAATTAACATCTTATCAGCCATAACTCCAGCAACTCTGGCCAAAATTTTGCCGCCCGAGCAAATGGAGCAGGGCTTCGTAAGTAGGTGCATATTTGTATATGGCTCTAAGGAAAAGCAGATTCCGAGGCCAAGATTCTTCACGCCCAATAAAATGCCAGAGTTAATTGACGCTTTCAAGAACATTGAGTTCATATATCGCAACACGACATTTGATGAAACACCGGAAGCAGCAGAATTTTTAGATAACCTCTATATGTTAAATAAGCAAGTTAAAGATTTCCGCTTTACGTATTACAACGCGAGGCGACATATACACTTAATTAAGACGGCAATGTCAATCGCCATCTTATCAAACAGCACTACATTAACAAAAGAAATCTATGAAGATGCCGATGAGATTTTGAGCACAACGGAGGCGCTAATGCCTGAGGCACTTGGTGAATATGGTTTGAGTAAATTGAGCGAGGCTAAGCAGAAGCTGCTTGATTACATTAGGCAGTCAGAGGCCCCAATTACCTATACAGAACTTAGCCGCCTAGCAGCTAAGGATATGCGGGACGCTGACTTCAGCGCCATTTTGCAAGGCTTCGTCAATGAAAAGAAAGTATTTACTTGGGTTGGTGCCAACAATGTGCGCTTCTACTCGACGGCCAAATCTTCGATGAATCTTCAATGAACTTAGGAAAGGCAATTAACCATGGGAATAGATAAGCGGCGCTTAATTATAAGCCTCATAACCAAACGAATCCAGACCCACTGGCCGGAGCTCAAAATTTCACAGGGCACAATTTACTTGTACTACTTAATTGAGGGCTGGTCAGATATCCTGTATACAGATACCACTGGAAACCAGACCATTGGGTTGGGGCATAAATTAACAGCTGAAGACAAATTGCGGCTTGAAAAAGGCCTGAAGCTTGATAGAGAGCAGCTCGTTTGCTGGGCCGCTAATGATATTGTGAAGTCAATTAACTTGGCAGAAACACAGCCCGAGTACAAGAGCAAGGTCATCAGGCCAGTCTTCGGCTACTTAATATTCAACTTAGGGCACTACGGATTTTCGAAGTTCGTTAACTTCCGAGCCGCGGCCCTCAAGTTTCAGGAAATGATGACAGATGTTAATGCACTTAAAATGCTCAATGAACTCGCAGACTCAAAATGGGCCACGCAAGTTCCTCGGGCTTTACGCGTCATCTCGAATTATGTGCTAAGGGGTGAAGTAACAGCTAATTATCTCGATGAAGCGGACTACCGCTTTAAGAGTGAGAAGATTCACCCGAATCTTCGAGAGGCCGCTTTTCGAGAGCCAAGCTACTTTAACCTGCCAGAACATCACTCCTAAATTAAATCGTAGCAACGAAGCAAGTTAAGGTAGCAAAAAGAAAGGGTGGAATCAATTAAGATTCCACCCTATTTTTGTGCTTTAATTTTCTTTACCCTCCTTTCAATTTCCACTAACTTCTACAAGGCACCATCTTTGTGCCGTTAGGCACTAGTCCTCAAGTGGCTCGAACAAGTCCCTGTAGGCTTCATAGGAAGAAGCACTCATTAACTTCTGCAAGTCATTAAACGCCGCAACACTGTCCTGCGAGCCAAGCAGCTCAATCTGCCTGTCAACCTTAGTCATAGTAGCAGCATTATACTGCGCCTGCGCCCAAGGTATGAATGTGTCAAGTGAGCCACCAGACTTAATGTAGCCCTCGAATGCTTTGGTAATTAAGTCGGTATCAATTTGCACGTTACCTGACCGCAAGAACCTAAAGCCGGCCTTAAATGCTTTTCGAAGGTCATTAAGTTTCTCCTGGTTAATTGCGTCCCTAGCCCGCATTCGGGATTCGAGGCGCCAATTTTCTGCTTGCTCAATTGAGTTGAAACCAAGTGCAGTAACTAGGCTGTTAATCCGCTGGATATTACCATTGCGGTCAACTGAGTAAGTAAACTCATTCCCGTTCTCATCATACATTTGGTTGCCCAATTTAGCGAAAGCTCTAATTGACGACACCGGCGAATACTGGCTAATTAACTCTTGAAGCCGATGGGCGCTCAGGCCAACTTCGCTCTTCATTGCCCCATACATATCCTTAACCAAATTAACAGAATCGTCCAACATTGACACAACAGGGCTAATGTCCTGTAATGTGAATGAACCGTTAATTGGCAAGAAGCCTCCAGTAACAGGGTCGATGTCGCCACGGCTACTTAGGTCAGTATCCACAAGTGAGCCTAGGGTGTACATTGCGGCCCGAGCAGCAGAGTCGCTTCCCAAGGCATTTCTCAAGTAACTATATGTATCTTCTTCGCCCTCCACCGGGAAAATCACATTCTGAGCTAATTGACTAAAGGGCAATGAATTGAGCCCGAAAGTCAAGTACTGCGTCCCAAATGCTTTGAGCACGGAGGCGTTTCCCAGAGAATAGGCGTCAAGTAACTGTTGCATTACATTGAGCTTGTACGTCTTAAAGGTTCCAAGTAGCGCAGGCACAGCACCTCTGTACACATTAGGTTTATTCAGCACGCTGTAATTACCAACAACGTTATCAGAGAACTGCTTAGCAAAGATGAACCTCATTTGCTGAGTTTTCAAGCCAGCACGCCCAGCAAGTTCGTGGCCCATCAGGAAGCTGAAAGACCTGCTTAACTCTTCCGTCTGGTCGGCCGCCGCTGTAGCGCCCTTGTTAATTAACTTCAAAGCTTGCTTGAACAGCCCAGAATCGGCCGCGACTTTAGTTGGCTCGAATACAATATCACGAAGCATGTTGGCATCTCTACTAACATACCCCTGCTTTTCGGCCAGCTGAAGAATCGCCCTGCCTTTCTTACTAAACTGTTTCTTAGTAGCTTCAAAAAAAGCACCAAGCCAATCGACAGTGCCCCAACGCTGAGTCATATCAACTTCGCGCCCGTAGAAGCCAACTCGAGCAGCATAGCTAGCGGCATCTTCCCACTTAGTCGGGTTAAGCGACATAGTAGCAAAGTGGCTCATCGGCACAACGCCGAGTACATTAAGTACAGCCTGGCTCATACGACCAAAGCGGAGCAAGCTCCAGTTTACAAGTTGCTGAAGTTTATGAGTTACTCCAAGGGCATTAGCTTTTGGCAGCTTCCCAATTACATTAGACATCAGCTTCTGTTCATCGGCAATCTTCAAGTCCTTGGCGATTTGGTCATTCAACTTACTTGAGTGCAAATCGCACATTGAACTATAGAAGCTATCCACAACTTCATTGAACTTCTGAACAGTCGGCGAGGTATTTACGGAGCGGCCGTTCAGTAAGTTAATGTACTCGCGAATCGCCGTTCGAACCTCAGGAGAAGTGCCAGAATTCTCGCCAAGCATCTTGGCGTACTGAGCCTCTCGATTGAAGAACGCCCCCTGATACATCTTGCCCAAACCTTGGCCACGCTTAATTAAGTCATTGTACAAAGTCGAGGCAATGTCCGGGTCGTACTCGAAGGCCAAGCCAATTGACGTCCTATCCAAACGCCCGCTGTTGTACTTCAACTTACTGTACTCACCCGAGGCATTAACCCAGCCGAGCCACTCTTCATCGGGGTCAATTAAGTGGTCGCGCTGAACGTCGGCCCGAGATTTCACCTGTAGCTTAGAACCCTTGCCGGCCCACATAGGCGAGTACTGATTGAGAAGTTCAAGTTCCTTAGCAGTAGCCGTTTTTAGCTCCTTAGCCGAATTTGCGGTTACGGTGCTAATTAACTGGTCGCCATCATAGATGAAATTAACTTCAGAGCCCAGTTTGTTGGCAATGTGAAACGGCTGCGTATACTGCGCATTGCCTCCAAACGCCCTGACAATCTGCTTGCGGCCACTGTATAGCTCATTGTTAATTGACTTATACAAGTTAAGGAACTCTTCTGTAGATTCACTCAGCGCAAGAGTTTTGCCCTCAGCAATGTTAGCTAAATCTGGCAATGCCGTTGTTTCTAAGTTGCGGTAGCTGTTAGCTTGGTCTGGCGTAAGCAGTCCAATTTGCTCAGCTCTGTCTATGGCGATGGCATTTCTGGTAGTAAGCGTCTGGATTTCCTCCCCATTAACCACCTTAGCCGTAGTCATCAAGGTGAAATCGTCGCCAATTTCGAAGCCCATCTTAGTTAACTTGGCAAACTTATTAAGTTGCACCTTCTCAATTTCGCCCAGTTTTTCACCTACCTGCTTAAGAGGCTGCATCCGGTCAGTAAGATACTTGTACATAGAGTTGTTACTTAACTCTGTAAGCCGATTGACGGCCGCCATCGTAGTATCTCCAATGTAGTTATACATCTTACTGAACAGATTACCCAAAGCGCCGGGCAAGTGGCTGCCTACAATGTCATCAACCTGCCGAACTTGGTCAACCAGAGGGTTCTTCGTGAACGTATCAGCGAGTCCTCTCAGGGCCGGATTTTGCTGCCCGATGTCAATTAACTGCTGGCTAAAGTTTGCGGCATTAGCTTCCGAAATCGCCCGAGCATTTTGCATCTGTTCGTACTCATTAAGTTTAGCCGAGTCAACTTCAATGACCAACTTATCCTGAGGAGTCAAGTCAAGCTTGTTCCAGCCAGCATCTCGAAGGCCACTTGAGTTGACATCTCGACTAAGTTGCCCCTTGTAAAGCCGGCTCACAAACTTGGACTGGTCAGTAACTTCGTAGCCGAATTTTTGCACTTCAGCAACTAAGTCGTCAGCCAGCCCCAGGTCTAATTTACGAAGCAGATAATTCTTAGTAAATCTATCGGCCATAGTCCGGTAAGACTTCGGAGTGGCCAAAACCATCTTAGAGGCAATTTGCGGCTGGTCCTCAATTAACTGTGCAAGTGCATTAGCGACCCACGGATTTTCGGGCGCCATTTTATCCATAGCCTCAATTACCCTCTTATTCACAAGCTGGCCCTCTTTACTCACTTTACCTAGCTTCTCAGCATTAGCCTTAATTAAGTAGGCATAAGCTTCAGCGGTGCCGAAAGTCGGTGCTGTTGTTCGAGGGTCAACAGTCAGTGTATTAAGCAGACCTTTCTTGCCAACCCTGTACTGGATAAAGCCGGAGGCATCACGAGTAAAATCACTTTTCTTGGCATGGTCAATGAACCTAGGCTTAATCTGTGCAGCCGGAGTAACAGTGCCATCTTCGTGAACTACAAAGTAGCTATTCTGCGGATTTTTCTTGGCAAGGTTATTAACTTGTTTCAAGCTAATTGACTTCAAATTTTGGCCCGCTTTAACCGGCTCATTTTTCAGCAAGGTCTTGTAGTCCTTAATGCTGTCAGTAGCAGCTAAGAGCATTGGATTATGGTCAGCTAAGTTACTCAGCACCAAAGCTTCACGCGGATTTTTCGCCAGCTTCCCAAGTAACTGTTTACTCATCTGGTCGTTCATTGACTTCATCTGAGTCAATTCGGCCTTGGCGTCAGAAAACAGCTTCGAGTCGATTTTGCCCTTAGCAAGTAAATCAGAAAGGTCGGCTGTGATAACCTGCTCGACTTTGGCAAGCTGCTTACCCGATTCCTTAGCCGCCACGAAAGCAATAGAGTTATTAGGAACTTGTTCCCCGAAGGCGAAATTTGTAGTGGGCTTAATTGAAGCGCGCTGCTTGAACACTGAGTTAGCCTGACGTGTAAGCTGATTAAGTGTATTCTTAGCTTGCCGCATCGTCGCAATAGTTTCAAAAGCGGTTCCACCAAGCAGCAATCCCCAAGACCACTTAGGCGACTCCTTATATACATTCAGGTATTCATCAACTGCTTTACCATAAGAGTCTTCATAAGAAGCACCTAAGAATGCAAGTTCACCAACTCCAGCTCTAGTTGCGGCCTGAGCAACATTGCGGCTAAGTGGAATAGCTAATTGAGTCACCACCTCACCAATCGGTTTAATGCCGATAGAAGCTAATGAACTGGCTTTCTCGTAAGCGGCCCACTGGGTTTTATTCCCGTACCAACCTGCTTTAATTCCCATAGCTCGATTAGTAATTCCCATTGCGCCGCCAATTGACGCAAGGTTCCCAAGGAACCGCCCAGCGAAAAGTTGGGCCTCGTTGGGCTCGTCAGCCTGACCGGTAATTGCCTCGGTTATAGCTGCGTAACTCTCAGCATCATCGCGGCCATTAAGTCCGATGAAATCATAAGCTTGGTCAACTATGTTGCGAAACCCATGGAAATCACCTGATGCGCCGGCCGCTCTGCGGACAGAGTTAATTAAGAAGTCGCCAATGTTAGCAGTTGCTTTGGGCGTGTTCAGAGCCGCTAAGTAGCCGATTCCGGCAATTGACTCAGCAGTTTCAATTGCGCTCATATTTTCAGTTGCCACCTTTACACCAGCGACAGTTTCACCAAGGCCTTCACCGACAGAGTAAGTTGCTTTAGTTGCATCAACAACAGCTTCTCCGACCGCTTTTCCGGCTTTAGCAGCTGATTGAGCTGGAAAGCTAATTGCGTCAACTAAAGAGCCAGCGCCCTTAATTAACTTATCCATAAAGCCGCCCGCAGAATCCCCGTGCTGCGAAGCTTGCTCACTTTTAATAATATCTTCCTGAACTTTAGCATCAATGACTGGAGCAAGAAGCTCGTCCATTTCAACTTCATCAGGCATAACAGTTTGTGCCAGACCATCAGGAGTTGACTCGTAATTCACAAGTAAATCTTCAATAGCTGCTTGCTGCTCAGCTTGAAGTTGGACTTCATTAACTTCACCAACCTGCTTAGCGGCTCGCTCTTGCTTGGGCATCGCATCGTCAATTATCTCTTCTTTGACAAATTGCAGCTCAAGCAACTCTTCCACTTCAGGCGGCAGAGCTTCATTCACGTTTGCCATTAGATGTACTCCTATTGTTAATGTTTCGAATAGACGCAATTTGTCTATTACGGAATTGGTTAATTTGACTTGCTATAGTTGGAAGGTCATTGACAGCAGTTAAGCTTTTAATCCCATAGCTACCATAAGTGTATCGCTGTTGCTTAGATTCAATAAACATATTGGTAACTTCAGGAGATTCCAGCGCTTCATTAACTATAGCATAAGTTTGCGGCGTGATTATCTTAGCTTTAACATACTTGTCAGCTAAGAGCTTCAGAGCTTGAAGACCCGTAAGCGGATTTTTCAACTGCCTGTTAATTGCCTCCTGTTGGTATAAGCTAACACCATTAAGAAGCTTCCCCAAATCAGGGCGTCTTTTTTCGGCCACTTCACCGAGGCGATTCAGCGTGAAGTCAACGAACTCTTGTTCAATGCCCTCAGTAAATTTATTCTTGCTCGAAGCCGCAATCACAGAATCTTCATAAATTTTGTCGAAGTTAATTTGGTTGAGGTAAGCATTCTGAATATCCTTAGTAAAACCGCCCGCATTATTTCTGATTAACATATCTGCCATCAGAACATCAGTAGGACTTTCACTGTTAAATGTCCTTTTATTCTGCTTAGCAAACACATCAGCTACAGTACTCCGTATATGCTCCGGTAACTTGTTAAATTCAGATATTACTCTACCTTGATAACTTAATCTAGCATCACGCAGAATGCGGCCCTCAAGCGTAGCAGCTTCTTCAAAAGGCACAGATTCATTTGCGGTTTCAAGGAAGTAATCAGAAGCTACGTTTTTGTTCTGTTGATTTAATACGCCTTTACCGTTAATTGCCGCGTCGAACAATCTTTGACCTGCTGGACTCATTGTGCTTCTAATTGCCTTCAAGCCTTCATTGCCTTCTTTATTAGCTACAGTGTAGCTTTCTTTAAGTATCACAGAGTCGCCAATTTTGAAGGCTTCTTCACCAGCATTAGCGGCAGCTTTAGATGCTACTAAGTTAGGCTGCGTCTTATATTCACCACCATTAAATTCACTTACTAAATCACTAGTCGGCTTAACAGAATCTTTATAAATATTATAGTGTGGTTGCCAAACATCAGCTACTTTAGTTCCACCGCCGCCACTTCCTCTGCTAATAGCTTTCTGCCCAGCTCTATAGACATCAGTTAAAAGGTCGGCTGTATTAGGTGTTGAAACACTAGAGCTAATTGTTTCTCTTTGGGCCATGAACTGCTTCTGCAAATTTGCGGCCCGCTGCTCATCAAAGGGGTTAGCTCCAGTAGCCAACATCATTCGGGCGGTGTAATTAAGGTCTTTCTGCTCTTTCTGCTTACTTAACTCACTAAGCTGATTGTCCACCCGAGCAAGGTCTTGTTGATACGCGATGTCACCGGTGCCCAAAAATGGCAAGAGTACCTTGAGTGCTCCGGGAATTTTAGAGCTAATTGAGTTGTCATACTCCTTGCGGATTTCATCTTTGCGGTTAAGCAGCTGCAAAGCCGTTTCGCTGGTGTCAATGTCATCTTGAAGCTTGGCTCTATTAAGTGCTTCTTGATGAGTGTTGTTAATTGAGTTGGCTTGGTCAATGTACTCCTGGGCCAAAGCAGCACCCACCGGAGATTGGGCGGCATCAAGTTCCTTAAAGGTGTTTTGCGGCTTGGAGCTACTCCACGAATAAGGAACTTTCTCGTGCTCAGCAATATAATTAACCAAGGCCTCTTCCGTCAATGGATTTAATTTACTACTATTTTCGGCCATAACTTAATCTCCTTCAAATTAGAAAAGACTGCTCGGACTAAACTGTCCCCCAATGCTACCAGATAATTTATAGCCACTTTTACTGGTGGTGCTAGTTCCTTGCGACTTAGTTTCAGCACCTTTCAAGATGCCAAGCAGGCTGTTTAATGCTTCCAAGCTAATTGCCTCATCTTGCGACAAGGAGTTAAGTAACACCTGGCTTGCATTAAGTTGCTGGTTGCCGGCCTGGGCTTCGAGTTCAGCACGTTTGCCTGCTAATTGAGTTGCAGCATTGGTAACGGCCTCATCATAGAAAGCCTGCACAAGCGAGTTGTCAGCAGCACCAACAGACCTAGCTAAGTCCTGATAGCTCTGGCCGAGTGCTTCATCTGACTGTTGCTTAGCAGCCGCCATAATAGCATCTACATCGATATTGCCGTCTTCGGCAAGTTGGCCCAAGGTGTCATAAGCTCCGGTGGCTCTGGGGTCTTCAGTGTTAATTAGGTCGCTATAAGCGTCAAGGTTATCCAAGGCCGCTTTGTTGAGAGCGTCAAGTAACTCAGACCTAAATTGCGTAGTATATGAGCTTTCCTGCGTCTTAGACTTATTTTTAGAATAAGAACCAGAAAGCTTACTGGTTAATCCGGTCATACCAAACATTTAATTATCTCCTTTCATCTTAATTAACTTTCTTCAAAATTGGCCGCTCGTTGCACAAGCCATAGGCTCGTTCCAGAAAGGCCGTCCATTGAACGAGGTCGCCATTGGTCTTAATTGACGGCCGAACGAGCTGGGCGCATTGAACTTTCTGCACAATTACCCGCTCAGTCGAGCAAGCACTCAGCAGGCACAAGGCTGCTATAATAATCAGCACAAGTGTTATTGCTGCTATTAATTTCATTAAAGCGCTTATTAACTTCAATAGAAGCTTGAGCGATTTTATCATCTGTTTGCTCCTTAACTTTTATAAGTTCATTAACTTCAGTTTTCGCCCTAGCATACCCAATTGCTTCGCGGCGTTCTGCATACCAAATTGACACCATAAAGCCAATTAGCAGCAGGGCCAAAAAAGCGCCTAGAAGCTTAATGTTTCTCATCGCACTTATCCTTTTCTGATATCTTAATGTGGTCAGTACCAGCATCAAATGAGATGCTTACGTCTTTATACTTAATTGAGTACAGCTTAGAAAGCGCCTGACTTATATGTTCACCAAGCAGAAAGAGCCCAGAAACGCACGAGGCCCAAATTATGATATAGGCAATCAATTTAGTTTCCATACGCGGTTCGTGTAAAGTAACTAGGTACACAACAGTGGCGCACGGAATTACTGTAATTATCCACTTCCTTGAGATGAACCTAAAAGCCAGCTCTCGCTTGTTGCATTGCATCTTAAGTAACCACGAGATGATAAACGGCACGAATGTACTCAGCAAGATAATTACTATCAATGCTAAGCAAGGCATTATTTCAAAGTCTATCAGCATTGTAAATTCCTTTCTTAATTAACTTAACTCATAATAATTATACCAATAATAAAGGGGAATGTCAACTTGCCACTTCAGCTACACTATGGCAGTTAATGCGATACAGAACCAAAGTAGGCCGCCCCAAACCCACTCACCTAAGTTCCATGCGTTTTTGCCTGCATCACAATTAAGCACTTGGCAAATCAAAGTGGCAATTAGGTATGCAGGGCCCATTAACAGCCCAGACAGCATCAGGGGTATGGAGTATAAGGGTAAGCCAATTAAGAATGTCCAAACAAGGCCACGAAGGCACAAGCCGCAAAATCCATAAACTCTCGGTGAACTTATGTTCTTAATTAACTCATCTATAGCAGGGCACTCTTCACGAGAGCTTTGCTGCCCCGTAGTCAATTCACCTATATAGGTGCCCCAGCCGCAAATCTGCTGGCCGAGGTACATAGTAAGGCAATTAAGTACTGCATAAGTAATTGGGCTTACAGCTTCGGGGCAGTAGCTCGAGGCAAAATTCGCCATAGTCAAGCCATACGTGAGCGGCTGCCAGAGTTTATTAAGTGGTAACTCACCTAACCCAGGTAGCTCAAGGCCGCCACGAATCCGGTTAACTAAAGCCCCGTATAGGGTTAGAATGATAATTGAGCATATAGTGTTAATCATCTTTAATCCTCCTAATCTTTCTTCATTAACTTATCTCTATGAATGCGGCAAATTTTTGATCCTAAGACAATCTTGTTTTCGGTCATATTTCGGCTCATCCGCTCATTAGGATTGTTAATTTGCACGAAGTAAACATAATTGCGGAAGAAGCCAATAACAGCCCATTTACTTGAACCACCAAAAATCGGCCTGAACTCCTTAAAAACATTCCCGTCAGAGATTCCAGAGTTGGTAAATTGAATCAACCTAATTGAGTAATCCGCTCTCTGCACAAGTAGGTAATTAGCCATTGAATGAAGTGACATAACTTTATTATAATTGTCTGCTATAGCTATGCCTGTATTTGTAAAGCTAAGCCTGTTGTTTGGTACGGCATTTTCTTTTTGAGGCTGAAAATTGTAATCTAAGCTAAGTAACGTATGCGGCGCATCGGTGGTGTTAGTTCTTAGTACCGCTAAGAATCTATCATTAGGTGTCGAGCCGTTCATTGCCCAAGGGGCGTAAATTGAGATTTTCTGTTCATTAGTCGAATCCCAAAAAGTCTGGTTAGTTGACATAACATCGTCAACGTCCTGCGTGTTAGTTTGCGCGCTCCAACATACTTTAGCATAGTGAAATGAATCAGAATAAAAACTTGCCGTTTGATTATACGTGAACATGTCCACCATGACACAAAACGCACCACGCAAGCCATTAACATAATGATAAGAGCAGCTCCATGGAGTTGCTGCATCAAATTTCGACTCGCTGTTTTTATGCAGATATAACTTAATTGCTGTTTCTTTAGATACCCAAGATTCTCCAGTTGAATAAGAACCACCTGACTTAAGCCCATTGTTTTCACTCAATTTAGATGCTAAGCCTGGAACCCCATTAACTCTGTTCGCAATAACACCCAACATTGTGGCATTGTTTCTAAATGGGCCGTAAATTTGGCTACTGCCGCTAAAGCCAGAAATGCCACTTATGTATGCCCTCTTCATTAAGACCCAATTCTTAGGGTTGGCCGAAGCATCTCTGGCGGTTCGCAAGTTAATCTGATTAAGGCCTGAATCAGCATAAAAAGTAGATGCGTACCAATGCTTCTGTGCAGGTTCATAAACAGGACCAAACAGCATGGGTGTGTTATCGTTTATAGTTACAGGACTGTCGCTTGAAGTGAAAGTTAATTGATTATCAAGATAATTAAAGTTACTTATCATTTCAGCACTGTCAATAGCTTCTTCATCATTGTTTGAACTAGCTGTAAATCCAGCACCTTTGAATCTAATCATATTTCTAAATTGCACCAGCCCAGCAGGCAGTATTTCATTTAGAGCACCACTCAAGTAATAATTCTGTCTACAATTATATGTATTTTGCCCAGTACTTAGGAATCTTCCACGAAGCGTATCCTCATACATTTGCATATAAGGATTGTAAATTGACCGCCCTGCGTGGTCAGCATTATATTCACTTGTCATCTGAGGTTCATCTGGGTAAGTCAAAGTAAGTCCATTGAACCATTCAAGAAGGGCTAAATTCGAGGCCCCTTTCCCAAGGGGCCTTAATGAAGTTTTTATCACCATTAACTTATTCCTCCTAATTTACGCCGTGGTGTCATATTCGGCTTCGATGTTAGCTATCCATTGAGGCTCGTAGCCCGGAAGCGCCGCTGTCGAATTATACCTAAGTGAGCGCCGCAAGGCAATTAACTTATATGGAGCACTCGACCCTTGGAATACACCATCAGAGTTGTCAATCCAGTAAGGTGTTATAGCTGAGCCATTAACTGTAAATTCGACGCCGGTTACCAGCGGGCCGTAACTTGAGTCAGAGCAGTCAATTAACAGCTCAAAGGTAATTACCGCATCATCCGGAATACCGGCTGGAACTGTGATAGCAACAGGTAATTTAGCACTGCTGTTCATATGAGTTACTTGAATTGTGTAGTGCTTAATCTGGTTATCAAGTGTAACCGCAGCATTATCCACAGCACTAATTTGGGAGTTCCTTGACATCACTTTCTCAGTTGCGGCACAGAGCATCTTAGCATTAAATGGAGTGCCCTCCTCCCAGCCAGCTAATGCTACAGCGAGAGAACCATTATCGTCAATCAAGGGCCAACCAGATGAATTTGATAAAGTGTATTTAGCATAAACGTTATTAACTTTAGGTTTTACTGTAACTTGACCACGAAATGTATTCTCTATGCCAATCGAACCATCAGCAACAGCAATGTAAGGTGCTGAATACTGAGAAACATAATAAGCTTGATTAGTAGCGTAATCTCGTGAAGCCATTTGCCAAGAATCGTACTGTATGTCACTTGAGATTATAGACTTAATGCGATACATATATAATCCGTCATCAGCTAATGTGCCCGGAGGGAGCATTACTTGAGAACCTTTCACAAAAAACCACCCACCAACTTCCGGAGTTAATCCAGAGAATACTGCAGAAAACTCCTCAACTGTGTTTGGCACTTGCGACACTGAATCAAGTACTCCGTAAATGGCTTGGTTAATCGTAATATTCTGTGAATTACCGACTTCAGCAACATTGGCCATCTGGCAGATAGTTAAGTCAGCAGAACACACAATGAACTGGTCGAGGTAAATTGCGCGGCTGCTTAACTGACTTAGGTTCCAATTAAGGTCTTTCAAGCCAAGCTCCGCTTCTTGCACAGAGGTAAACAGCTGGTCCTTATCTGAAACCTGCTGAAGCAACAGGAGGATTTGGCCCGTCTCAATTAACACCAACCGAAAGACCACAAATTTACTTGTGCCGTAACTTGAGTCAAGCAGAATTTTCGCACTCGTTGTTGTATTGTAGTAATAAGGCTGAATGTTCGGTTGAGCCGTTTCGCCGTCATGGTCATAATTAGGGTAGTAATATTTGAAGTTAATTGACGCCATAGCCGGAAACAGCTTCCGGTCAGGCCGCTGGGAATTACCAGCATAGTTGATACCTTCCTTAATTAAGTCGAAACTTTGGCAGCTCAAGCCCTTGGCCGAATCTGTGGAAGTTACTTGAGCAGCAAAGTTAACTACCATTATAGGGTGGTCGCGCCCAAATGTACTTGAATCAGCCAAAAACGGCCGCACTGAAAGCTCCGAGGCCGTTAAGTCGCCATCTGCATTAACATAGATGTTACACAGGGCTAAGTAGATGTTATAGTCTGATGTACTTATTTCCCAGCTGCCTTTGTCATTAAGTCCAACATAAACAACTTGGCCTGCATATTCGGGCATAATTGTAACAGTTTCTTCCAGATGATACACCAAGTCCGTGCCGTTAAACCACTGGAAGGACTTAAGCAAGATGGTATCAGGCGAGCTGACCGTGGCAATATCGTCTGTATAGGGTTTAGTCAACCCAATTAACAAGTCCTTCTTTTTCGGCAACGTAGCTGAATTTGCACCAGATTCTGCAGTAACAGCTGACAGCTCATCTTTAAGTTCTTGAAGTTCATCTGCTACTTTACTCCTGACAGCATCAGCCTCTACGTTCTGCATATCAGCACGAGCCAAGTCAATTCGGGCATTGTTCAAGTAAACGCTAAGCGTCTGTCCGGTTTCGGTGCTGATTTCACGGTCGTTGTAGTCAACACCCTCTCCAGTAACATTAGCAATTCGTAAAACGCCTTTGCTCATTTTCTATCCTTTCGTCAATTAAGTTTAATAAATCCGCATCCGCATGAAGTTGCTGAAGCTACTCTGGTTATAGCCCCAAACCACACAATTATCTCTGTAAGCCAAACCATTCTTATTAAACCGGACGCTGTAATTAGCCGGAATAATGAATTGGCCGCTCGAGCAACCAGAGCTGCTTCCAGTAAAGTGGCCGTAAAACAGGTGGTTCTCTAATTGAGTGCCATTTGGGTCAGAGATAATTATGTGGGCTGTCGAGCCGCCCGGCCCTGCGGCAGTAGCGCTAATGAAGACTGGCTGACTCCACGACTTATTGCTCGTAAAAAGCGACCCGTTGTACAATTCAGAGGAGTAGTTCGGGGCGCCATTTGACGAGGTCGACCTAATTAACGGCCGAACACAAGTTGAGGCTCCTTTGTCCCAAATAAAGTAACTTCCTTTTATAGTACCATTGGCCGTTGCACTGCGAGTCCTAGTAGCCACCCCCTTAGTACCGTCAGAATCTAAGTAAAGCTGCATCTGGGCTTTAAGTGGGTTCATCATAGCGGTCAAAGTCGTGGTGCCGCCATCGCAGGTTATGACTCCATTGCCTTCCAAGTACTTAAGCGACTCGAAAGCAGTCCACAGCGGTTGCTGAGAATTTCCGGTCAAGTAATCTCCCTGGAAAGTATCTTTGAAGCAAGCGGCAGTGTAATCACCTATGTAGACGGAGCCAGCTCCGGTAATGAAGTCAGTGCCACTTATTGTGCCATCAACAATGAGTTTACAGCCAGCTTCAATTGTCAAGGTGTACGCACTAGAGCCAATTAAGTTGAAACAGTGCAAAACGGCTCCATTTGACAGCGTAACATTGCTGACCATATTGAATGTGGCATAAGGTGCTTCGACCCGTTTTCCAGCGAAGTTACTTAAGTTGGCATTTGAAGCATCTTGGCAAAAAATGAACCCACTTGAGTCAACCGCAGCGGCGCCGCCAAGCGACACCTTTGCTAATTGAGGGTTATTTCCGGACAGCACATCGTTGCCGCCCTCGCTGATGAAAGTTCCTTCGTAGGTGTTTAAGGCCAACTTAGTTACAGGAATATTCTCAAGCTGGTTGATAATATCAGATGAAGCTACATTACTGAAATCGGCCCGAGCAAGCCAATGACCTCCGGGAGTGGCACCGTCGTGAATTGCCACCGTCCAGTTTCGAGTGTCAACGAAGAACTCTCGAGGGTTATAAACTGCATTGATTTCTTCCAAGTTACCGGAGCCCAACTGCGAAATTCGGCCTTGGTAATCACTGCTAGGTAATCTATCTGTCATAAATAAGACCTCCCTTAAATAAGTTAAATTGTATTCCTGTTATCTCACAAAAGCCTTTTACAGCATAATTGAGCATATGATAAACGCCAGTGTTGTAGATGTTACCTACGAGGCGGCGCCCAATGAAGTATTTATCCTCAATTAACACCTTATGATGCGGCAAGTTGCCGTAGGCGTCAGTTGAAGATGTCAAGGTAATTGACACATCATACCCCATTGAGATGTTCTGGTTCCACTCAAAATCAGGTTCCTGGGTGATAGCGCAGTCAAGCTGAGGCGCTTGAAGCTGGCAGTCCCAAATGAACTCATTCCTGTTACTTGACATATTAGTGTCCACTCGGGTTATCACCGTAGTGCACTCGATGGGGATTTCTGGCGCGAAGCTAATTGAGTTGAACTCAAAAAACGCGTCCACTTTGTCAATCCGCTTTGCCTGTTGACACACATCTGTGTCAACACCGCAACTTAATTCAAATCCGCTACTCCACGTATTGTCGTAATCATTTAGGTCAACATCAAAATCACTGTCATTCAGGTCTTCATTAAGCAAGCTGTCATTTAGGTCTTCCTCGAATACAAGAGGTAATGGCAGTTCAAGCTTATTGAACTCGGGTTCAAGCGTATCAACTAAATGCGTTATGACGGTATCAGCGAGCGGCAATTCTGCATAGAGGTTAATTGAGGCACACATCGTATCAGGGCTGTCAGCCGACAAGCTCCCGATTGACTCAACATGCAGCCTGTTGCCATAGTAACTTATTTCATTAAATTCTGTATTATAAGCACTGCGGTACTCGAAGTTCCAGAAGTGCTGGAAGTTAATGAAGTTGAAACCACGAACAGCAGTTAATGCGTGCTGTACCTTGAAAACGCGCCCAAGCAACAAGTCGATGCCAAGTATGTTGCCATAATAGTTGACAACAAGGTAGCGGGTTTCCAGCAGGTCGAGGTATTCGATGTCGATGTCGATTGAGTTGAAATAGTCAATTAACATCTCATTTACGACCTTGAACCCACCGGAGCCCAGTGAGCCCAAATCCTCGTAGCTGTAAAGGTTCTTGTCTGAGTCAATGAAGTATACAATGCCAAAGGTGCTAGTTAAGCAGCAATCTCGATTAAGAATCCGATGCTTACTAACTTCCTTGAAATTGTAAACCAAAGCCGTGTTTAGCTCAGTGGCGCTAATTACGTTATCCGATGTGAACGCCAAAAAGCCGTTTTTCTTCTTAGCCAAGGCAATTCCCTTACCAGTGCTAAGTGAGTCTAGACCCTGAAAACCGGCTCCGGTAGTTGTGCTCGGCTGGAAGTCATCTCCATTGCCAACAGCACTCCAAGCGATGACATCATCACTCAAGGCAATTAACCTGTTATTCGTCGCGCAAATGAACTTGGCACTAGGCGGAAAACCCGTGGGGCTAATTTGGGTGATAGAGTTAATTAAATGGTCATACTTAAACAGCACTTGGTCGCACAAGATGTAGTAATAAGAGCCAATGTAGTCTACGCTGACATTTTCGGCGTCACTGCTAAGCATCAGCAGCACCGTTCCATCACCTGTGGCGGCTGAGTACCTGTAAATGTACTTGTTTGTTACAATTAACTTCCCGGCATCGTCCTGCAAATCGACTACCTTTTTCAGCTCGACGTTCCTTGAGTAAGGCATAAAAAACAGCGGCTTGTAGCCAAGGCCAGTCGAGTAGCCATTGTACGTCGGGATAATGTTCGAGCCGTCTGTTATGTTAAGTTGATTACCTTCGACTCTATCATAAGTTATATTAGGATTGAATATCAATAAGTTCTTATTAACTATTGAAACCATTTTGCGGCCTCCTCAAGTTACAAGCAGTAGAACTTATAGTATCCTGTAAAGTCTACCGTCTTTGTGATTACATTAGCTAATTTAGCACTGACGCTAAGCAAGTTGCCTTCCTGGTCAACCATATAGTAACAGTTGTACTGGCAGTCGCCGCCGGAAACTGTGAAAGTTAATTGACGGGTCTTTATGGACCACGCCAGCGACTCGTCTTGAAGCACGTCCCAATCTGAGGTGGAAGGTACTGTAAGGGTTACAGGGGTGTAGTTAGTTGACTCAACAATGTCACTTAACTCCTTGGTCTTGTCAAAGGCCTCGGATATCTGGCCTAACTTAATTGTAACCGATGTGATAGCCCGCTGTCCCTTAAACATCGCTTTAAGCACTTCTTCCTCGAGTGTGCCGCTTACCATATTAGGTGCTGTGGCGCCCTCAAAAACATAAGTGCCTCCGAATAGCTTTTTACGGCCGCCTTTCTTGCTGCCACACTTACTTTTCTTTGCTAAAAATTCCATCTCAATTAACCTCCATTCTGATTAACGCCCGCAGCTTCTTCGAGGGCCCGAAGCCTCTCTTCGATTATCTGCAAGTTATAATTAAGTTGCTCTATTAAATCATTGCTCTCTTCCTCATAGAGAGGTAATTGGAGCGTTTTTACATCAGCCATCTCAATTACCTCCCCTCTAATACCCAAAGTTAGCGTAGCGCTCGTTCTGAACAAGTACAGCAAACAGCTGGTTGAACTCGGCGAATTCACGCTTGAAACGTTCGGAGTCGTCAAGCAAGCCATACAACTTACTTAGCACTCCAGAAATTACAACGTCCTTGTAATCCCTGAGAAGCCAGTTTCCGTAAGCCGTCAATTCTTCCTCTCGTTCATTAACTTCTTCCAAGTCAAGCGCCTTCCATTCGTCGCTTTGGGCATCTTCTCTGACTAGCCATTCATTAGATGACCAGTCGTATTTAACAAGTCGCTCAGCTTCTGGTATATATTCAAACTTCTTTGGGAAGCTGTAATATGTTATCTCAATTGACGTCGGCTCTTCATTAACAGGTAAGCCGTAAATTTCGGCAATAGCATTCTGCCCACCACCGAAGACAAAGACATACTTCTCGCCCACTTTGTACCAATAGTTGTTAAGCGAGTTCTGCCCTACACTAGGCTGATTATTTGGCGGGTATAATCCAAGCGGCTTGTAGCAAACAGAGTTAATTAACCTTACATCTGGATTGCGCCTCCACACCCACTTTGAGGCACTCTGCATTTCCAAGTTAGGCAAGTCAGGTGTCAATTCAAGCTGCTTCAAGTCACTTTGGAAATACTGCTTACTATGAATCCTCGAGATAATGCCCTGAGCCAACTTAACAACAATGTCGCGCATATCAATTCTATTTGACAGCTCGCAAACATCATCTACAATTTGACTAAACATCTCAATTACCTTTCATACGAAAAAAGCCCCAAGGCGTTTCTGCCTCAGGGCTTTTAATTACCTTTGTTACTTAACAGACGGCAACGGATTCGAGCCCTTAACTAAGTTATTAAAGTTAAATGACTGCGCCGAACCAACGTTACCGGTGCCAAGTTCATTGCCTTCATTCTGTCCCTTGGTCGCTTCTTCATTTGCCTGCTGCTTTTCGGCATCAGACTTAATTACCTCAACAGCAGCAAATTTAGACAGCTCCTTGGAAAACGGCTCGACTTCATCGGCCGAATCCAGCTCAATGAAGCCGACACCATTCGCCAACTTAATGTGGCCTTTGGAGGTAATGAGGCTACGTAGGTTCTTATTATAGACTCTAACTACACACTGCATAATCGTTACTCCAGATAAATGTTACTGAGAACGCCTCCGGTATTTTCATCTGCATACTCAAGCGTGAGCTCAGAGGTAATTACGTTGGCCTGTCCGTCCATACCTACCGGAGTCGCGTCCTTGATTTCGGCGTCGGTCATATAACCAATCTTAATCAAGCCCGGGTGGTAAATCAGCATCGATTTGCTAAGCGACTCAGTCTGGCTGAACAGCGGGTGAGCAAGAATCTTAACTTCCTGCATTCCCGGCAACTGAAGCGCATACACGTCAAGGCCATATACTTTAGTCGCAGTTCCAATCGGGTAATACGAGCTGCCGGCCTCTCTAATTAGCTTGTTGAGAATATAAAGTACATTAAGAGAGGTCATAACGACGCGTTCATTAGGAACGCCTTCGGGGCAGGTTTCGAAGTTACTGTACATCCATTCCTGAATTGAGTCCAGAGTTGCGACAGCGGCCAATGCAGTGTTATTCTTAACAATGCTCATCAAGCCGTCCATCGTGCTCAGCACTTCGGAGCCGTCAACCTGATTGAGAGATTTGCGGCCAAGCAACAGAGCCATTTCGATGTCCTGTGCGTGCATTGACACGGCATCTTCTTTGTTCTCCGTTGCCTTGTTTCCAGTGATGAACTTAATGTACTCAGCAGTACGAGTCGTGCCCCAGCCATTGCGGAAAATCTGGCTGTAATTCATACGGGGGACGCCACGGCGGTACTTAGGATTCGGCGCCAACGAGCCTTCTTTTTTGGCGGTACCCAAGTAAAGCAGTTCATCATTCTGAGTTACTGCGGCGGCCGTTGATTCAGCGAAGCCACGAACGACAGTCAGGGTGTTACCGGACACGGCACTAACAAACATATATTCATTAGTCTTAGTGTTCATAATCACCGAAGACGGTTCAACCACAGCACCTTTATCTACTGTGATGGAAGTTGCCGAGTTGCTTGCTGCCGCCGAGGCAATTAACTTCGAGCTATACGGCTGCTTCATGAACCAGTAGTGGATTTTGGAAGTCAGCTGAAACTGAGCGGAACCCGAACTCAATGCGAATATCGGGGCAGTACCGGCCAGCTGAGATCGGAACAATTTACTATTGAAGCTATCAAGCCGCTCGGCATTGATACCTCCTTGAGATGAAAAGATTCCTGGAATCATCTATTTACTCCTTTGTTAAATTTACTTACTAATCAACAAGTTACCGAAGAGGCCATCAAGGTCTTTACGATGTTTGTCAGCCGCTTTTTCATCAGCACCCTTACTTGAGAGCTTATTACTGAAGTCCTGTAAAAATGTCTTAGTTGCTTCAGTTGCCTCGTCAAGCGACTTACCCTGCTGCAAAAACCCTTTCATTACCTGAGTAATAATTGGGGCGGCACTCGGGTCTTTCATCAATGGAATCTCCCGAGTGGCCTTGTCTAATTGACTCCTACTTGAAACTGCCGCCTGAATCTTGTTGCTGACATTGCTGTCATAAGCATTAAGGCGGTTTTCAATAGCTTTGTCAATTACACTAGTCGCATCGTACAGAGCTTTGCCGTAAGCGCGCTGTGCTACAGAGTTAATGAAGTTTCCCAACTTACTTGGGTCTTGCATCAGCTCGGCGGCATCGTATTCAACGCCGTCAAGGAAGTTCTGCTTCGCTACATACTGCTTGAATACATCATTCGAGTTCGCTTGCTGCTGGCCCTGCTGGGCACTCTGTGCACTCTGTGCACTCTGCTGTGCATCTTGCTGACTTGCTTGAGTCGGCGACACCTGCTTGAACGGATTAAGCTCTTCCGACGCTTCGGGTTGACTTGACGTAAAGACTTGCTTGAGTCTGGCCAAAAACCCGGCATCATCGTTTACTTGTTCGTTTTCAGTTTCCATTTTATTTTACTCCTTTATTCTAAATGTTTTAACTGTTCTGGTCAACAGGTATTTCCTGCTGCTGTTGCTGTTGTGCCATAGCCTGCTGAAGTAACTGGTAAGCTAAGTTCCTCTGCTGTATTGGCAATGAGTCAATTGGCGACTCTTTCTTAAACATACTGAAGTCGATTTGGTGCCCTGTCAAGCTGCTCTGGTAATCGAACAACTTAGTTAAGTCGTATTCCTGGGCGACTTGCGGCAACTGGATTAACTTGTTGATAAATGTATCCATCTGCTGAGCTTTTATATCTCTATCGACGCCTGTCATAGCTGTGGTAATTGAGTACATAACGCCGCGGCCGCTGAACTCGCCTACGGCTGTTGGAACGTCGTTGCCTTGAGCGTCTTTGACCATCAGAGTAGCTTCGTGGTCGAAAATCGTCTGGATGTGAATTGACTTCAAGGGCGTAATTAACATCGCCTGAATTTGGCGCGCCATTAACTTCGTAGCCTTGCCCGACGTTTCAAGTGCCTTTTTGGCCTGCCACTCAGTTGCTCTGTCGAGGCTGCTCATTAAGCTAGCTTGATCAGTCGGCATGATAATCTGCATTATGTTCTTCATCTGGTTGATGTCACTTAAAATGTGCTGCGTATCCGGCGCATCATTGAAGTGCATTATGGCAGACCCAAGCGACTCATTAGGCTCAGACGACACCGGAATCCACGGGCACTCATCATCAATTTCCTTAGCTTTGGTGATTTCATTGAGTGATATACGATTGCGGTCGTAGAAATTAAGACCGTAAACTTTCTTCCGGTCACCTTTTTGCTTCGTGTTAATTAAGAAGTTTATGAAGCATTGAACCGGAGTAAGATTTTCGGCCGGAGCAACTCCGGGGAATATCGGGGCCACAACTACGGGGATGACTCCATTGGAACTGACTTCTGCATTAACCAGCGTCTGTCCGATGTAAGTCAATTTAAGCAGCGTCTTAGTAAGCGGCTCGAGCCCGGGAAGTTCGAAGCCAAGTAACTCAGGACAAACGCGCACATAGACAGTTGTCTTGTTAATGAAGTTCTCCCTTGTAATGTCGCTATCACGTTCAGTGTCGTGCGGCAAGGGGTTGAAGTCAAGTATGTATTTGAAGTCCCTTGGGTTGTTCATCGAAAAAACGGCGCGGTAGCCGGCTGTCCTACTGCACTCAAGTAACTCAGAAAGTTCCTTGTCCCCAACTTCGGGGTGCAGCGCTTGATTGAGTATGTCTGTTTTGGCGATGCTCTCGACGTAAGCACAGAAGTCGCCACATTCACCGAAAGAGCGCATATCAGTTAATTTACTGAAGTACAGGCAGCCAGGGTTAATTAACTTCAGATTCACGCCGAACGCCGGATTCTCCGTGACGCCCTCGACGTTGAACTGGTTAATTGAGTCCTTATCCCAACGAGCCTCCACTGCGGCAATGCCGTAATGAAGTATGCACTTGAACGCCTGAAGTAACACGTTGAAATGATCGAACCTTGTGAAGTCCTGACTCATGCGTTCGGCCACTGCTGCTACATACTTCTGGTTGTTCGGGTTGCCAAAAGCTGTGTAGCTATCATTGGAACTTATAAGTAAATTGACGAGGTCAGAAGCGGCCTCATTAAGTTGGGTTGCAGCAAGCGGCAGCTTAATATCATTGCGATTTTTCATCTTGCTTAACGCATATCGAGTAATCCGGCTTACGAGCTCTTGTATGTTGCCGAGGCCCAAAGAGCCGCTCCGAGTTACTCCGTCATAGCGGTCAATTACCCCGCTTCGGCCATACAAGTCAATTAACACTCTGTCGCAAAGGTGCACTAGGTCGTTGGTCGAGTCGCTGCACATACCTACGAAGTGGCTACAGTAACTTCGCAACTCCCTTGACTCGCTATAAGCCTTAAAGTTTTCTACTGGTGTAAACATATTAGGTACCTTTCTGTTTATAAACTACTTGCTGCCGCGATTCGCTGTAGCAACTCACTTGAGTATCCGGACTTACTTAACTGCCGATTTTTGGCCTGTTTGATTTTCTCAAGGTGCAGCTCAAGCATCTGGCAGCCATAGGCCTCTACGTCAATTAAGTCATCTGAATTGTCTTTGCGCGTCGGGTCGAAGGCAAGTAGCTGAGTAATGGTTAAATTATCATTATCACTTAAATGATATACGCCTTGGTAAAGTAAGTCAACAAAAGATTTTATCCTAGAGGCTTTACTCTTCTTGAGCGTTTTTAGTGGCACATAGTCAATTAAACCACTACTATCATTCACTGAGTCCATGTACTCGAACATTGATTTCAAAGATGCTTGGTACGCTTCAGCTTCGAAGCCCACAATTGAAACATTCCACTTACTGCACATATCCTGCATCGCGGCGTACAAAGCAACTGGCGATTCTCCATAAGCTACCCTTGAGTCGACTATCTGCCAATGAGGTGTTGGGGTTTCGTAGTAGCAATGAACTGCCATTGTCTGTGCGTGTCCCCAGGCCGCTTGGCTGATTGCAGGGTCAATTGTGATAAAGCCGTATTCGTGCTCGCTTGACTCTGGGGCAACTTTGGGGCTCCTGGTGATGCGTTGCAAGTCAATTGACAGTGTATTTGCGGCCACGGGGTCATTGAGCATTTCGGCACACCACTGTCCGGCTAAACCCTTGCTGGCATACTCATTGTATTCAGCTATGAGGTCAGCGAAGCTGTTAAGCTCTGGCCACAATGGGGTTCTGTCTTGCTTGAGAGCACTCAACTTAATTGACGCCCATTTCGGACTCGCACAATTCTCATTGACGATGCTGTTCCTGTTGACGATGTTGCCCAACATAATTAACCGCCCCTGAGGGCTCAGCGCCTTGATGCAGTCAGAGAAGAACCAGCGCTTGAGCTTGTCGAAGAGGACTTCGGATTCATTCTCTTGGCGGTCTTCGAGGTCGTCAACTAACAGCACGTCAATTCGGCGGTTATTAACATTGTAGCCTCGAATCTGACTGTTTGCGCCAAAGCTGCTCATATTGAAAGTATGGCCATTAAGTTCAAAGCTATATTCGCCGCGGTCAAGCTGCTCCTTAATGAACTTGGGTACTCCGAAGGCCGCCATCATAGATTCAGAGCAAATTAAGTTCCGAATGTCCATTAGGGCCTTTGTGGCAAGCGGGCTGCTGTGGCTCAGATACCCAATGTTCATATCTGAAGTGGCGCCGTGAATTAACCGGCTAACAGCTATCTTGGCAATTGTCGTCTTAGCGTGCGACCGTGGGCAAGCAACACAGACCCTCTTAATTGACTCATCTATAAAAAGCCGGAACATTTGCAAATGGAACTCCGGCGTGGGCAAGAGGTCATCACCTGCTTGAGCCCCCAAAGCAAATTGAATATAGGCGGCTTCGCTGCCAAGTAGCATCTGCCGCAATTCTTGTGCATTAACTTCGTATAACATGTTCGTCCCCGGCTGCTTTAATTATTGTACTATCAAATTTAGCTTCTCCAGTAGCTCCGGTGGCGCTTGATGGCAAGTCAATTAAGTCGTCAACTTGCTTGAGCATCTCAATACCGGCCGGGCTCGTTGCCTCAGCTTGCTGCACAGGCTCAAAGAAAGCTTCTATCTCAGAGCCGCCCCGAGCAAGTCGCTCCATATCCTTAGCGGTGAATACATCGAGGACTTTGCTGGCTGCGCCGGAGTCGATTTGTACAGGTGCAGCTAATGAAGTTGCCGGCTCTGAAACCGGCCCCGCATTTACCAGTGCATTGACGACCTGCTGATTAAGCTGCAACGTTATGGTCTTAGCTCCCTCGACCAGCTGCTGCATAGCCTGTTGCTTGCCTTTATGCGACCTAATTGCCTTATTTGCAACCGCCGCAGCTTTGAGGGCAAAAACCGGGTCGGGTCGTGAATTAAGTTCCCCGAGGACATTCTTCAAAGCTAGCACTTCGACTTCGTCCCACTTACTTGAGGCGTCGGCGGAGTTCAGGCGCTCAGCTGCTTCCTGTTGGGCAATTAACTGCTTCAGCTCAGGAACTTCCAAGAGTTCGGCTAGTTGATTAGGTTCGAGGTTCAAAAAGTCGGCCATCATTGCTGTGGGCATTCCAGAGTTAATTAACTGCACCAACTTGCTTCGCGCCCCAGCGTTCAGGCCAGCCCAAATTTCATTACTGTTTTCATTACTTTCCATCTTTCTTGCCCTTTCTACTATTGGCCTTATTATCCTTGTTGCTTGTGTTGCTTGAGGTGAATTTTGTAGACTTGTAATTAACATCTTGAAGCAGCGCCCAGCCCCGAGGCGTCCTGTAATAGGGTTCCTTAATTAGCTTCTCAAGTTCATGAAGCTTCTGCCAAATTTCGGGCCACTCTTGTTTAATCAACTTAAGCTCCTTGATGTTCCTACTGCGGCAGCACCAGCACCCCGGCTTAATTAAGCCTGAAGTGTAAAGCCGCCCTATTGCCCAGCCGCGCCTACTTAGCCACTCGACGCAATAAGCCTTGCTGCGGCCCTCGGCGATGTTGGGGTTAATTAACTTGAAGTTCCTAAGCACCGGCACCGAAAGGCGATTGCGGGTTAGCTCAGCAGCCCTTTCTGTGGTGCAACCGAAAATTAACTGAAATTCCAGCTGTTCCTGAGTAACTTTCTTTAAGTACTGCTCCTTCAAGTACCTGTTGATGAGGAGCCACTTAATTGATTCGCCCCATCTCAATTTACCCCCGCACCAGCCGCGGCCCCGCTGCAACCGCTGCACGAAGCCCTGCCACTGAAGATTCCGTGAAGCATCTCTGGGTCTGTAGAGTTTTTCGATTGACTTATGCAGCAGCTCATACTCAAGGTGGCCTTGCAGCTCAGTGAACTTAATTAACTTCTCCTTACAAATTGCCTTGAGCGCTTCAGCGGCCTGCTCCTGTTCTGGCCATTCGAAGCCCAAATTGACATAGACAAGTTCATCGCCCTGCTCCAGGTCGCCCCGCTCAAGTAACTCACAAAAGGCCATTAGCGCCCCAGCACTCATTTTGGCCAGTAACACCCTAGTGGTTTTGCGGCCCTCGGGTTCTTCATTGATTAAAGTCATTGCTTGATTCCTCCTATTTTAGTTAGCTTACCAAATAATCCGCCGGATGTCAACAGGGTGGCTGCTGGCGCAATTCCTACAGTCAATATACTATTAGCAACTACGCCGTCAGGCTTAGCAACCAAGCTTAGTTGCTTCTGGTAATTCGAGGCCGCTGGCAAGCAGCGGCTGACTGACTAAAGTTAATTAACTTCCTCGCCACCAAATTAAACATCAGATTATCCGCAGCCCGGATTAGCCGCTCTGACCACTTCGGAGTCAATTAAGGCATAAAGCCAATTAGCGCCCGGCCGGAAAACCGGCCTCGAAGCTACGCTAGATTCACGTGTCAATTAGGTTACACGCGTCCTGAAATTCCAATTTTCTTGCAAATTTGCTAAGGGTACATTTATATACGCCGGAGCCCTTCACTTGTCTTTGGGGGTGCAATAGCCCCTTTGTTCCATGTAAAATTTTTGGTATTTTGCTTAACTTTTTATTTGACAATGGAACAAAGATCCTGTAGAATACCTGTATATAAACAAGATTGCTTATATATATTGTTTAGCAAAATCCCTTGCGCCTAATCGGCGCGCCTCTAAATTGAACCGGCGGCGTTTGCCGCCTAATGTAGACAAACTTTTAATTAAAAGGATAAAAAAAATGGAAAAAGAAAAGATTTTGAGCGAATTAAACACAATCGGTGCAGGTGATTCTGTACACGTTGCAGAGGATGACGGCGGTAATTTAACCGCCACTGTTGCCGGCGCCCCGGCAAAAAGCTTATCGATTCGTCTGATCGATGGTTTTTCGAATCGTGAATTGAGTTGCAGACTTATTAAAGATAAGCAGGGAAGATTTGACGTACTTTTTTCTAACTTGCCGGACGTCGTTGAGGTAATTAACTTGAACGACACCTGCCGTGAGTTTGTAGAAAAGTACTTTTTAAGCAACTATATTCGCAAACTTTTAACCCTGCCTAACCTCAACAACATAACAGACATCTTGACGCCGCAAAACGGCGGAAACGCACAAGCAAATCCCTTGTCTAAGCCTTTCAATGCGCTTGTTAAAGCGTTGGTTGTGTCACTTAAAGCAAACATGCCGGCGAAAGCAAGCTTGATAAATGAAAAGACGATTAAAACTTTCCTTGCTGACTTGCAGACGGCAAATTTGATACTTGGACAAACCACGGTTAAAGGTAAAGCCGTTGCAGTAGCGGATTATATTAAAGCCCTGATTAAGTGGCATTGCGAAAAAGAGTCGCCTAACGCTGTGAATTTTGCCCACGGGGTAACCTTTACGCCTGACGACTATATCGGCTATGCGGTTGCGCTTGCGGCTAAGGCGGTTGACCGTAAAGTAGAAACAAGTATTGATGAAGACGACTTAGATATCTAACCAGCTTTACGCAATTTTAAGGGGCTTTTATAGCCCCTTAATTTTGCTTTAAGTTACAACCTTTTATTGCAATACTCAATCACATAAGGATTCATTAAAATGACAAATTTAAGCACATTTAATCAAAGTGCAACAATTTACTACAATCTAAACGCTTTTCAAAAACCCCGGCTTAAAACGCTAACACAATTTACACTTACCGATTTTACCTCCTTAGTAACCTACGTTGCCACCGATTGTTATTCCATTGACTTACTTAATTTACCGCTAGAAAAAATAGCCTTGCTTAATTTACTTGTTTCAATCGATTCAACACAAGCAGACAAGGCAATCGACGCCGCCGACAAAATCCGCTCCGGCTTTACCGCCGTTTTGCAGCACTTGCCCCGCCTGACTATCATCGACTATATTAAACTGTTATCGGATAGCGCAAGCGCAACAGCTTGCGTAAACGGCTCTGAATTAACCGAAAATCCGCAAACAGCTCCGGCTATTCTATCGAACTTAATTGACAAGCTAACCACCGAAACGGCTAGCAAGAGCTTGCGAATCAAGCAGTTTGAGGCAGAACGCCGCAAGCAGCAGCAGGCGCGCGCCGAGCGTCGAGCTAGCTTAGCCGAAAAGCAGCTAATTGAGCGGCGCAAGCAGCGAGTCAAGCAGGTTCAAGCGCAAAAAACTAACTTGAAAATGTTCATTAAAGCGCTATCTGTTACCACCGACGAAGCCAGTTTTTCCCAGAAGGTACTTAAGATGGCAGACTTAATTGACAACGACCTTGACATATGATGAACGACGCGAAGCAAGTGAATCATAAATAAGCACCTACTTAACTTAGCCGAAGGCAATTAACTCTAAGATTTGCACTCAATTTAGACGGAAAATTTTTGTCTAGAATGGTGCAAATTTTTGTCTAACTTTGAAGTTATTAGGGGCTGTTCAGTCGGTAATTAGGTTATTTTTTGCTCAAGGTATTCAAAATCCGAGTACATTGACCAACTTTTAACTTAATTACCGACTGGACGCGCGTTACGATTTTTCCTACGAAGTGGTTTTTTGAGCTCAATTAACACTTTTTTCTTGACAGCCTGCGGCGAGCAACTCGCCTTCGGCATAGTGGCTTAATTAACATCGCTTCAACATCGCTTCAACATCGCTTCAACGTAGCTTAACGACTTAATTAACATCGGCCGCAAGGCCGCTTAAACAAAGAGGATAACCAAATGCCCATTTCACTAGCTGACTTACTGGCAACTAACTTAATTGACACTGATGCACAAGCAACGCCTTCGGCAACTTCAGAATTTAATTGTCTTAACAATGCTCTCGATGCAAGCCAGCAATCGGCGGTGCGCAACATCTGTTCGAGTCAATTAAGTATCCTGACCGGAGCCGCCGGCACTGGGAAAACGTTCGCATTGAAGGCTGTTTTGCAGCAATTGTTACTTAACTTTGATGCCTCAAGCATCTTCCTCTGTGCGTTTACGGGCAAGGCGGTGCTTAACATCATCAAGTCAATTAAGTCAGACCCGGCCCTAGCGCCCTTCATTCCCCAGTGCCTCACGCTGCACAAGTGGCTTCAATTTGTGCCTGAGTTAATTGAGATACCAGACCCAAGCAAGCCCTGCGGGTACCGCCTAGGCCGCCGATTCGTTCCAACCTTTAATGCAGCAAACAAGCGAATTGACACAAAGGTGTTAATCATCGACGAAGTTTCAATGGTATCTAACGAACTTATGCTCCAGACCCTCGCAGCCCTTGACCTGCACAGCTTGCATAAGTTAATCCTCGTGGGCGACATAAACCAACTTCAGCCAGTCATCGGCAAGACAAGCCTAGCTTACTTCGGGGCGCATTCTGGCTGCTCACTCAATTATCTTACCATTGTGCACCGGCAAGCTGATAGGAATGATATCGTCCAAGCAGCTCACCTCTTCAAATCCGCAAACCTGATTGCCCTGCAGCAGGCCATCAAAGCAAAAGAGTTCAAGAATGTTAAGTTCATCAAGGCCGAAAACTACCTTGACCTCTATCGGATTATTGAGTTAATTAACGAGAAATACCACCTGCGCTTCAATGAACAAGAGGACTGCATTATCACCCCGACTAACGTTGGAGCTACTGGACAAGAGGTTCTCAATCAGCGACTCAATAAATATCTCGGCGTAACTAAGCAAGCAGTGCTTTGCGGCGTGGCAATTAAGTTGTTCGGCGTCGGCGACAACGTGATGTTCACGAAGAACAATTACGAAGACGGCTACATTAACGGAACAACGGGCCGCATAATTGAGATGCAACTTAATGAAGACGTGGTGCCTGGTGGCACAGGAGCCTTCGGCACAACACAACAGCAAGATACTTTGCGAAGCGAAGCACAGCTCAGTCCTGATGAACTCGACAACTTAATTGAGCAGTCAGCCCAACAGAGCGCTCAGCAGAGCACCCAGCAAAGCGAATCTGATGAAGAGGGCTTTTTCTCAAAGAAAGCTAGCCACACACTGACAATAGAGTTCATTGACATCTATGGCACTTTGCGGCAGATTAACCTAAGCACCATAGGCGAGATAAGTAACTTGCTCCTCGCCAACGCCATCACTTGCTACAAAGCGCAAGGCTCAACGTACAAACGGTGCATCATCAACTTACTTGACTGGAAAAACGGCAGCTCAATTAACAACGAATACGCCTATACCGCCTTGACTCGGGCTTCTGACTTTGCTTGGGTAATTTACAACAAGAGTGGATTAGCCAAGCTCAAAAACCGCCAGCTGCCCGGCTCTTCGGATAAGGAGAAAATTGAGAATCTTATCTCAAGTAACTCAGACAGCGAAACTGCCACTTACATTGAGGACTTCCTTAACAAGTGGCTTCGAGGAGCGCCAGCTTGACAGCTTTACTCCAATGTAACAACACAAGTAACACAATAAAGTAACACAATAAAGTAACACAGTACAAACAAGCGCCAACAGGCACAATGAAAG